AAAAACTGTTGCCACGCCCGTGTAGGCCGTTTCGTTGTAGCATCTAAAAACTCTGCTTGCGGATAAGGGTTGTTTTGAGTCGATGACCAGATTCCATTAGCCATTAGTTCTCTCCAACGCTAGACTTTAAGTTTGCCGACACAATTACCGCTTTAACAGGGTCAGTCATTACAACTTCATAAATTCTGTCCCGTGCTGTGCCTAATCTGCGCCAAATTGCACGATTTTTATACTTTCCTTGTTGACCAATCGGAATCCAATATTCACGACTCCAAGTAGAGCCTCCATCGTTTGACCAACGTAGCATAGCTTGAGGGTTTGTAAACGAAGTTGCACTATTGACGTTTGTAGGAATACCGATAATGTAAAGCCCAAAAGGTGGGATTGCATACGTTTGGGTCGGTGGAATTATCAGATTTGTGCCGATATACGTGCCAGATGAGATAAATGTGCCACCAATACCCACGCCAGGCTGGAACTGAAGCTGTAATTCGTCAAAGTATTCACGCTGTAAATCAGCGACTAAATGAGGGCATCTACGAACCCTACGAATGGTATCTCCGTCATCGGTGTAATTATTAGGGTCTAGCTCATAAATCTTGCCGTTTTGCCAATCGCCTACCAAAACCATGCCTTGAAACAAAGCTAGGCAGTTTCCACGATGGCGGTGATAAACGTTATTGCTATCCACCCATAGCCATTTATGCCACATTTGGGTAGAAACGTCATAAGCCCAAGTTAAATCTAAGCTAGGGAACGATACTACATAGACTTCGTGACCTTCTAATTGATAAGTCCAAGCGATTGCATCGTCAACCTTTTGGTTAACTAAAGTGTTCTCAACAGCATGAGTAGAGATGCGGGTAGGTATATACCCTTGCATCATCATAATTTGGGCTTGACCACGAATATTACGGCTGACATAAGCAAAAGAATTGCCTAGACGAGCCACCGAGAACTTAGCCACAATACCATGCTGTGTGTTTGTGCCGGGAACTCGTTGGAATGGGAATGGGAAAGCTCCCACGTCAACCCAAACTTCGCTTGAGTTTTCACCCAATAAATAGACTTCTCGGTGATCTACGATTAAAGATACAAGATTATCAGGCGATCCGTCTTTAGATGAAAAGGATAGGGCGGGCGTAATAGGACTTAAAGTATTAGATGCAGCCCATTGCTGTGTGCCAGGATCGTTATAAACAAAGTAATTATCTACAATATCAACGACATCTGCGCCATTAAAAGCACCATCGGTATTTGGAATCTGCGTAAAGTTCAAAGCATACATTTGCTCTGAGCTAATCGTATAAGACTTATTAATGTAATAAGCTGACCCTGCAGTAGCGATTTGCGTAATCATTGTTTGATCTGAAACGCCTGTGCCAACAATAGTTTGACCTAAATACAGGGTTACAGAAGGGCTTACAGACAACTGATGATAGACAGTAGCTCCTACAGTTACATCGGCAATAGAGCCTTGAAAACTAATCGTATTTGAGGCATATAGTTGCGTAGAAGCAACAGTTTGGGACTTATTTACAGTCCAAGTAGTGCCTGAACCTGACAAAATGACAGTTTCATTACTTACGCCAATACCATAAATGGCTTGTCCGACTGCAAGCGTACCAGAATACGTACGACTAATTGTTAGGGTTGTCCCTGAAATAGAACCTTGAACAGTCGCTGCGGTTGGGTTATTAATTCTCCATGTGTAGCGATAAGCTCCGTCAACGATATAAACGTTAATTCCGTTATCAGTAATGCCTACGTGACCCGATGAAGTATTAAGCTGACCAACAATCGTTGGAGTGAGGTTTGATGTCAAAACATAAACATAAGGCCCACAAACGGCAACCATCTGCTGACCACCGCTAACTGTTCTCATGCCCCTAACTTCTTGAGCATTAGGCAGAACGACTTGAGTGGTTAATCCGGGCGTGGGATATAAAGCAATAACGCCCCGACTATCAGGGCCTTTATTCGGATCAACTTCAGGTCGCCAATTAATTAATTCTTGGGCATCTTGAAAAATACTTGGTGCTTCGTAAGACGGGCCAACAAAACCAAAATCGGGCATTATTTGACATCTCCATATCGTTCGCCATCACGAATTCTGCGGATGGTAGATTCTCCAACGCCATATTCTCTAGCAAGCATAGCAATATTTCTATAACCAACTCGTTGACGAATTTCTAATACTTGTTTAGAAGTTAAAACACGATTAGCAATAAGAGGCTTTCCAATTTTTGATTGGCGCATTTTTTCTTTTGTTTCTTCAGATAGCTTTACGCCTTTTCTTGGGCTTGTTACACCCTTACGCATGTCTGACCATTTAGCTTTTTGTTCTTCTGAATGTGGATGTGAATAACCAGAACATCCTTCTCCACCATTGCTTAAATTTACAAGTTTGATGCCACGTCTTTTATAAACATCAATACATTCTATTTCGGCAAGAAAAGCCAATTCTTCATCTAAATTATCAGCAATAATTTCTGATGTAAAACCATGTTTTTCTACATAAAATTTCCAATACCGACTTCTTTTATTTTTATCAGCATGGCGTTTATCTTTACCTTTGCCAACATAAAAGATTTCACCAGTATCAGCAGCACGATGTTGGTAAATGTAATATTGCATATTAGCGAAAGAACCCTCCGCTGAGGATCCATCCTGCGTCCTTTTGTCTGCTTGCCAGCATTGCATCTGCAAAACGTGCTGACTGAACTGGCTTCATATTAATTCGTTTAACTGTTGCTTTTGATTGAGCAGCGTATTGCTGAATCATCGTAATTTGCGTGGGCGAGGCTTTGCCATACATAGGCATTAAACGCTCTGCTAAACACCATCTAAGAGCCATAGAGTAGCCCTGTGGCAGAATAATAGGATCGTTTAGGGTTGTGTAGCCTTGAAATAAATTATCTGTAAAGATGTGCATTTCGCCCTGTGAAGGATTAGGCCATACATAAATATTGCCTAATGACTCACTTGGCTGATAGTAAAGAGCTTTTGGCCACGGGCCATTCAAAGTCTTTAAACCAATCATTTCGTATTCTTTAACCGCTAAAACTGCGATTGGGTAATCCAAACCACCATTGACGATAGGAACGCCATTAGAGTTTGTATTGATACGAACAAATGCAGAATCTATTGATAATGGGCGTTGATAGTATAAGTTAATCGTTGTAGAGGATACGTTTTGATTGATGTTGACTTGATATGTGCCAGCTTCGTTGACGTTGTTTCCTGCGCCTGTAAGCATAGCGACAATCTTTGTGCCATTCGTAATGCCTGTGCCACTTAGTGTTTGACCTACGTTTACTGCGCCTGATGAGATGCCAGTAATAGTCAAAATATTGCCTGAAATTGAACCTGTAACGATTGCACCAATTTGACCGCCAGGGCCAATCGTGTATTGAGTCTGTCCGGGAACGATAGGAAACACAATCTCATTCTTATAGAACACCATCATTTCTTCGTTTGACCATTGATCTACAAGGTCATTAAGCATATCAAAAGCATCTTGAGCAGCTTCAGGGGTTGGAGTTTCTCCAGCTTCTAAAGCTCCAATATCTTTTAATGCTCTTGAAATGATGTCTATTGGCTGTGTCATGATTAAATCTCAGGTTTAAATACTTGTGGTTGCCAGGGTGGTATGACTTTATTTTCCATAGCCTCTAACTGCTCTTGTAATCTAGCGGTAATATGGCATTGACCATCTTTTACTGCTTCACCCTCAATCCAACCAGCTACCATTTCTTCGGTAACTTGGTCAAAAGGCACTTTTGCAGTTGGGCAGTCAAAATACCAATTACCTTCAGTTTCTACTGATTTATCTTCGCTTGAAGCGGTGACATGATAACGAGCATGGGTTATCAAACCATCTTTAGCAGAAACTTCTAGGATTTTCCAAGTAAACATTATGCAGACCAAGGAAGTGCAGGTTGTGTTACAGGTGGATTTACTAAAGCATTAACTTGTGCTGTAACAGATGCCTCTACTTCAGTTTGATTTACTCCATTTTCATAACACCATCCCAATACTTGAGCTTGGGTAAGTTGTGCGTAAGGAGTAAATTGACCGCCTGTAGTTGGCTGTGGAAATGAACAAGAACCATAATTTGATGCGCTATGAGTTCCGTCTGTGCCAATACAACGCCAGCCAGCAGTTAATACTACTTGTGTTTGTCCATCAATAGGTTGTGTTGCCACATCCATGTATTCAATTTGCCATGTAATAGTTGTCATTTTATGCTCCTACCTTTGCTTGAAGGGCAGCTACTTGAGTCTGCAATGTGGTGATAAGGGCTTGTTGTTCTTGGATTGCTGCGGTTAAAAGACCAATAATTTTACTTGGGTCAATCCCTTGTGCTTTAATTGAACCATCTTCATTGACCTCATCTTTTTCACCACTAACCGCTAATGGACAAACTTCTTGAAGTTCATGGGCAATAAATCCTTCTCCTATTTCATTGTTTGTGTCTTTCCAAGTATAAGTAACTGGTTTAAGTTTTGCTACTTTAACCAATGCGTCTGTAAGTGGAACAATGTTTTCTTTTAAGCGATAGTCTGACGATGTTACATAGTTGACTGTAGTTGTGCCGTTTTGTGATATGTAGCCAGTTTGTGTTCCAGCGGAATTATAAAACCCTATGTAACCTGAACCTGTAGAAGAATATGTTGTTTTAATGTTTAAACCATTTTTAGCGCTACCGTCAAAAGCAATACAAGTTAAACCGCTAGAAAATGCAGCTGTAGTACCAACCAACAAATTACCACTACCATCTATACGAGCAGCTTCTGTTGCACTTCCTCCTGTTCTAAATGCAATATAAGTACCGGCAAGCTGCATTTGATACCAAGATACACCCGGATTTAAAGAGCTAAGTGTTGCTCCGTTTGTTGTATCAAAAGAAACTCCTA